CTTCTTCGAGATCAGCGAGTTGGAAGCAATGGAAGATATTTCCGGTACCAACCTGCTGGCCGATTATTTCGCCCGGCGCCGCGGCTTGCTGGTGGTGGAGATCCCGGCCCTGGAAGAATTGGACCAGGTGGAGTTGTTCAGCAAAAGCATCCGCACCGCCGCGCACCGTGGCCATGTGGATCAGATTATTCAGACGTCACTCGCTGATGGAGTCATTGATGAGAAAGAAGCTGCCGAGATCATGCGTTATCACCGCAAGCACCTGCAGGCGCGTGATGCAGAGGTTAGGGCTGTGCTGGCGCTGTTTGGCAAAAAAGCCAAGTGCCAGAAAGGGTAACGCCCAGAGGTTGCAGCCCCTGGGCGTCGGTGCGAGTAAATCAGTGTGTGGAGAAATAATCGCATGAGCAATTTAACCAGAAATTCAGTGGTGCCGCAAATCCGTTGCCGTGCAATGACTGGCGGTAAATCTGCGTCGCCGTTCCGGTATGAAGTAAATGTAATGGGTCGGTGGATTGCCAGCAACTACCAGTTTGCGCGCTGGGTGGTAGATAGCGGTCACTGGCTGGCCCGTGGTCAGGAGGGGATATGAACACTTTAACCAACTCCGTAATGCCAACCATGAGCAGCCGCGAGATCGCCGCTTTGGTTCAGAGCAACCATTCAGATGTGAAGCGCTCGGCAGAACGTCTCCATGCAGCTCATCTTTTAACCCAGCCGTTGGCTGAGTTCGAATTTGTCCACAATGGGAACACTTACACCGAGTACCGTTTCAATAAGCGTGATTCTTTGGTGCTAGTTGCCCGGCTTTCCCCTCAATTCACTGCCGCTGTGGTTGACCGCTGGCAGGAACTGGAAGAAGGGCGGAGCCCATCGGTACCTCAATCACTGCCTGAAGCGTTGCGTCTGGCCGCCGATATGGCCGAACAGAAAGCCGCCCTGGAGCAGAAGGTGCAGGCCGACGCGCCGAAAGTGGCCTTTGTCGATCACTACGTCGACGCCAGCGGTGCCAAGAGCCTACGTGAGACAGCCAAAATCCTGAATATGCCAGAGAAGGCGATGATTGAAGCGCTGATCCGCGATCGGGTGCTTTTCCGACAGTCCAATAACCTCCTTCCGCATTCGCAACGCCAGCGAGAGGGACTGCTTACTGTGAAAACGGGCACCTCTGACCATTCAGGCCATGCCTATACGCAAACACGCGTGACGCCGCGCGGCATCCAATGGATTGCTGAGCGTTACGCTTCTGAGCTGATGGTGGGCTGATATGGCGAATTTACTTATTCAGGCCGGCTGCCACTACCGCGATAGCAATCATTCAGTGGTACTGGTGCACAGCACGGATCCGGAGCGTGAGACGGTTACATACAGCCCGGTAGGGCAAGAATGGGCGATCACCACGGCGATGATTATTTTCCGGTCACGATTTATCAGGTTTGACGTATGAGCAGAATATTTGAAGTTGTTCAGGCCATGTCTGGGCAGAAGAACTGCATTGTGATCCCAGGCCCATACTTGGACTTCTTTGCCAGTGATCAGCAGTCCTTTGCTTTGGCCGCCGTGCTGAATCAGCTGGTGTTCTGGACAGGGAAGTCATCACAGGACGATGGCTGGTTTTACAAAACGCATGAAGAGCTTGCGGGTGAACTGCGTGGGGTCAGTGAGGACCAGGTACAGCGCGTTGTTAGCAAACTCCGCAAGAAGTATTTGCCGGGTGTTATTGAAGTATCTACCCGTAAGGTAAATGGCACTCCGAAGAACCATTACCGTATCGACGGCGACAAGCTAATTGCTCTGATATTCCCGCCAGCAGTGGAATCCGCAGAATCACGGAATGGAAAACGCGAAGTTACTGAATCCATTACGCAGAATCACGGAATGGAAAACGCAGAAGTGCAGGAACAACGCCGCGATTCTACGGAATCCTATCTCTATACAGATCATTACTCAGATCAGAACAAACAGATCATAAAACCTGTTGGTCAACTGGCCGAGCCAGCCGACCCGCAAGCGGATGATTCTCTGAAAATTGACTACCAAGCCGTGCTGGATGTATTTCACGCCACGCTACCCACGATGCCAAAGGTTATCAAAATCACTGATGCCCGCCGGAAGGTGCTGCGCAAACTCTGGAAGGATTACGACCTGAACCAGGACAAGTGGGGCGCTTACCTGCGTTACATCGCCAAGAAATGCCAGTGGATGCTGGAAGACAGACCGGACACAAACAGCGGCAGGACGTGGCGCAAGAAGGATTTCGACTACCTGATCACCGAGAGCTGCTACCTCAAGGTCAAGGAGTTTCGCGCTGACGACCTGCCTAAGGTCCAGAAATTGGACACCACCGCCCGGGACGATGCATACACCCGCCTGATCTCCCAGCGCCGCAAGCCACGCAATGAGGTTGAACGGATTGCCCAGCAAATGGCTGGTTCCTTGGGGCGTATGACTGACTACGACGCCAGAAAGGCATGGGCAGGGATTTGGGGTAAGGCCGTGGACCGGGCCAGCGAGAACGATTTGGGGAGATTGGCAGGATGAAACCAGCAACATATCAAATTTTAGGCGTCACCGTATTCCCGCTGGTGGCCATGCTGCAACAGGTTCGCCGCTGGTGGTCGCTTCGCTACTTGCGCGGGCATTGGGCTGATGATCAGGATCTGCGCCGTATCGCCCGGGAACGCAACTGGGTGCGCGTCCTGACCCAATTCAACATCGAGGCGCGTTATCGCTTCATCAAGCTGCTGGCCACCGCTGAACAGCAAAGGGGGATCCTGTGATTTATCAACTCAATGTGGGCCGCTGTGAGGATGTTCTCCGCGGTATGGCTGATAACTCTGTTGATTCCATTGTCACTGATCCGCCGTATGGGCTGAGCTTCATGGGGCATAAATGGGATTATCAGGTACCGACTGTTGAACAGTGGGCTGAATGCCTTCGTGTGCTTAAGCCTGGTGGCCACTTGCTGGCATTCGGTGGGGCGCGAACTTATCACCGTCTGGTGGTGAACATCGAGGATGCCGGCTTTGAGATCCGCGATCAGCTGATGTGGATTTATGGCAGCGGCTTCCCGAAGTCGAAAAACCTCACCGGTGATAACCAGGGGAAGGGTACCGCCTTAAAACCCGCGCATGAGCCGATCGTAATGGCCCGTAAGCCACTGGTAGGCACGGTAGAGGGTAATGTTGTCCAGTTTGGCACTGGTGCATTAAATATCGATCTTTGCCGGGTTCCAACAGAGGAATCTTTAACAGGTGGTGCTGGTGGCCTGCTGTCGCATGTGCGTGACGATAAGGCGCCAGAAGAAGGTGAATGGCAGCCTGATCAGTTGGGACGCTGGCCAGCCAACATTATTCACGATGGCAGCGAAGAGGTGACTACCGAGTTCCCGCAAAATGCTGGTACCCGGGCGCCGGTAAAGGGAACAGAGCCAACAACCAATGGTTTCAGCGGCCCAGTTAAATTTGGCGGCATGATTGATCGGGTTGCCAGCTACCACCATGGTGATCAAGGCAGCGCCGCGAGATTCTTCTATTGTGCAAAGGTCAGTAAATCCGAGCGGGATGAAGGGATGGAACGCTTTGTGCCGTACTCGGCTAGCGACATGACCGGAGGAAGAAAGGAGGGCAGTGCTGGCCTGAATGACCCCCGCGCGGGTGCCGGTCGCACTGGTGGTGCCAGGAATAACCATCCAACGGTGAAGCCTGTAGAACTGATGCGTTACCTTTGCCGGTTGATCACCCCTGCCGGTGGTGTCGTGCTGGATCCGTTTATGGGGTCAGGGTCCACCGGTAAAGCCGCGTTACTCGAAGGTATGGGATTTATCGGTATTGAGCTGGATCCTGACCATCTGACAACGGCCGCGGCGCGTATTGCGCATTCCGCTAAGGCGGTAAGTGGATTATGAGGATGTTACTTACCCCTTACCTGCAGCGTGAACTTGGCGTGGTGTTGCTGCGCCCAGGCAGTGACTTGCTGCATTATTTCAGTGGCCGTGCGCGGCTGCTGATCGCCAGTGAGCCGGACGAGTTAAAACCTCTGCCTTCCGGCCTGCTGCCAGCAGTAGAACAAAGCCTGGCGGCCGACCCGCGGTTGTCCTCTTTCTTCCAACATGATCGGATTATCGACGCTGCTGGTGGAGTTGATGTATTGAGTGCATGGTTGAAGCGTGGCACAGAATGTCAGTGGACCGCCGGCGATGATTATCACCACCATAATATGGACATCCTGAACTATGACGGCCGCCCGGTCCGCCTGTGCTGGCACCATGAGCACCGCTTGCGGGAACAAACCTTGCCGGAGCTGGATGCCATCGCCGCGCAGAACGTGGCGGACTGGGTGGTCTACCGCGCCCGTTCGCATTTCATGTTTGGTGAAGACCACCAGCTTAGCCTGCCGGAATTGTGCTGGTGGGCTGTCCTAAAGCAGGTGTCCGATTTGTTGCCTGATGCAGTCGCCCGTTCCTCCCTGCGCCTTCCACCAGCCACCATCCCAACGGGAACGCGCAGAGAGGCCGATATTGTTTGGGAGAAAGCCCCGCAGGCGATCATTAACGAGCATGTGGAGAAGGTTAAGCCGGCGCTGACCATTGATGTCGACCCCGCACCACCTGAAGGCTTCATGCTGCTGCCTAAGCTCACCC